CCCAGCTCCGCGTCGCCTCCCAGGCCATGGCCGACGTCCTCAAGGCCAACTTCAATCCCAATCTGCACCTGAACGAGCTCAACCCGGACGAGGCCTTCTTCACGCACGTCGACAAGACCGACCTCGTCCGCTCCTCGACCGAGTTCTGCTTCGGCCCCATGGGCGTCTTCGAGATCGAGTCGGTCGGCCGCCGCCGCGACCACCTGATCCTCTACGTGCGCGAGGTGAGCTGATGAGCGCGATCCTCGCCGTCCAGGTCGCGACCTTCCTCGCGCTCGGCGGGCTGTTCCTGCGTGACGGCGATTGGCGGCTCGGGACGGCGCAGCTGCTGCTGGCCGCGGTTCAGGCGGTCGTCTACTCCGGGCGGATGGCGTGAAAGACATCCGCCGCGCGCTCTACGCGAAGCTGACGGGAGACGCGACCCTGACCGCGCTGCTCTCGGCCGCGACCGCGATCTACGAGGCCAAGGCGCCGCAGTCGGCGGCCTACCCGCTCGTGATCTTCGACCTCTACGCGCCCGGCGCCGATGCCTACACCTTCTCCGCCCGCGCCTACGAGGACGACCTCTGGATCGTCAAGGCCTGCGACAGGGCGGCCTCGAGCGACAGGGCCGACGACATCGCCAAGCGGATCGACGCGCTCCTGACCGACGGATCGCTCGTGATCACCGGCCGCACCCAGCTCTACCTGCGCCGCGAGCGCAAGGTCAAGTACACGGAATCCGACGGAGACATCGACTATCGCTACGCCGGGGGCATCTTCCGGCTCTGGACGAAGGAGACCTGATGGCTGAAGAGGTCCAGTACGAGGTGCTCGCCGGGCACGACTTCGTGCCGCGCGGCAAGAAGGCCGAGACGCGCAAGGAGCCCGGCGCCACCGTGCGCGCGAGCGACTACCCCAAGAACGCCGACGTCAAGGCGCTGATCGAGCAGGGCGTGATCCGCGTGAAGGGCGGTGAGAGCTGATGCCGCCCGTCCACGGCTCCAAGGCGAAGCTGTTCTGGGGCGGCTTCGAGCTGACCTCGTTCGCGCGCGAGGCGGGCTCCGAGGGGACCGCCGAGGTTGCCGATACGTCGACCTTCGGCAAGACCTCGAAAACCTACATCCCGGGGCTCAAGGACGGCACGCTGTCGGCCGCGGGGATCTACGAGGCCCAGGCCGGCGCCTCGGCCCAGGTGCTCGAAGCACTCCTGGCGACGGCCGACACGCCGGTCGTGCACCTGCCCGCCGGCGACGCGCTCGGCGCGCTCGGCCGGGCGCTGCTCGCGATCGAGACCCAGCACTCGGTCCAGTCGCCGGTCGACGACGTCGTCGCGTGGTCGGCCGCGGCGCAGTCGAGCGTCGGCGTCGAGCCGGTGGTCGTGCTGCACCCGAGCCAGAACGAGGCGCTCACCAACGTCGCGCTGAACGGCACCGGCGTCGACAACGCCGCCTCGACCGCGCTGGGCCTGTCGGCCTACCTGGTCGTCGGCGCGATCTCCGGCACCGGCAACGGGACGGTCAAGGTCCAGCACTCGGTCGACAACTCGGTCTGGGTCGACCTGATCACCTTCGACGTGGTCACGGCCGCGTCAGACAACACCTCGCAGCGCAAGAAGGTGTCCGGGACGGTCAACCGCTACCTGCGCTTCACCGCTTCAGACGACGTCGCCGGGCCGCTGAACGCGGTCTTCCTCGTCGTCGCCTCGCGTAACCCCGGCAACTAGCCGGAGCACTTTGACCCCGCCCGCCGGGCGGGACGTTTGACCTACGACCTCTGAAGGAGGAGGGCCAATGGCCGGTGCAAAGCACGGTTCGACGGGCGTATTCATGATCCAGGACTCGGGGGGCACCCTCCGGAACATCAGCGCGTTCCTCACCGAGGACTCGCTCGAGCGCACCGCCGACACGGCGGAGACGACCTCGTTCGGCAAGACCTCGAAAACCTACATCCCGGGGCTCAAGGACGCGACGATCTCGCTCGGCGGCAACTACGACGCGACCGCCGTCTCGGGCATCTGCGTCGTCCTCGAGGGCATCCTCGGGATGGAGCGCAACTTCGAGTACTACCCCGCCGGCCAGGTCACCGGCGAGCGCAAGTACACCGGGGCCGCGATCGTGACGCAGTTCACGACGACGAACCCGGTCGACGGCAAGACGGCGGTATCGGGTGAGCTCCAGGTGACCGGCGACGTCACCGCGGCCGCGGTCTAGCCTTGGGCGTCCAGTTCTCGTCTCGCTTCGGCGCGATCCGCGCCGGAGCGCGGGCGAAGGCCGCTCGGGCCGTCGAGAAGACCGCGCGCGACATCGAGGCGGGCGCGAAGCAGCGCTCGCGCGTCGATAGCGGCCAGATGCGCGGCGGCTGGTCGGTCGAGCCGATCTCAGAGACCTCGAAAGAGGTCTTCAACGAGGTCGAGCACGCCGTCTACAACGAGTTCGGCACCGTCCACATGAGCGCCCAGCCGATGCTCGGCCCGGCCGCCGAGGAGGCGCGGCCGGGCTTCCTCGAGGCGCTCTCGCAGCTCACCGACTAGCCCCCCTACGGAAAGGACCCGCCCGTGCCCGCAGCGAAGAAGAAGCCCCTGCCGCGCCTCACCTTCGAGCAGATCGAGGCCGCCGAGGACATCAAGCAGGAGACCGTCGAGGTGCCGGAGTGGGGCGGCTCGGTCGTCGTGCGCGGCGTGCCGAAGGCCGACTACGACGCCTTCCTGCTCCTGGAGTCGCCCGACGACGTCCATTTCCTGCTCTCGAAGGCGTTCGTCGAGCCCGCGATCGACGAGGAGCAGGCGGCCAAGCTGCGCCAGAAGTCGGCATCGGCGATGGAGCGCGTCGAGGCCACGATCATGCGCCTGTGCTCGGCCCGTGGTGCCGAGCGGCGATTTCTGGAAGGGGCAGACGACTAATGCGCCCGACGCCGCCCGCTGGGCCGACCGCGCCTTCCAGTTCCGCCTCGCGCGGATGCTCGGCCGCACCGTAGACGAGCTGCTTCACGGCGGCCCCGGCCACCGCCCGATCTCGAACGCCGAGTACGAGGAGTGGATCGGGTTCCTCGTCTTCGAGCGCGAGCTGGGCGAGTTCGAGGCCAACAAGGTCGGCTTGAAGCGGAGGTAGGCACAGATGGTCCCACACGCTCGCCCCCTCAGCCTCTCCGGCGCCCGCAGCGCCGGTCCACGTGACCCACGAGCCCCGTCTCCCGACCGGGGCTCGTCGTCGTTCCCGGAGGCACCCTGATGGCCAGCGAAGCGGCCCGCCTGTTCGTCCTCATCGACGCGAAGATCACCGGCCTCGAGCGCGGCCTCGCGCGCGCCGAGGCACGCTCGGCGCAGAGCGCGAAGCGGATCGGCCAGCACGGCGCGATGGTCTCGAAGGCGTGGTCCGGCGTGAAGCTCGCGGGCGCGGCCGGCCTCGCCGTCGGCCTCAAGAAGACCGTCGACCAGACCGTCACCTTCGACAAGGCGATGCGCAACGTCAACTCGATCGCGCAGCTCGGCGAGCGCCGCTTCCAGGGGCTCTCGAAGTCGGTCCTCGGCCTCGCCGGGAAGACCGCGCAGGGTCCGACGACGCTCGCCGAGGGCCTCTACGACCTCGTCTCCTCGGGCTTCGACGCGCGCGAGTCGCTGCTCGTGCTCAAGTCGTCGGCGAAGGCCGCGACCGCGGGCCTGACCGACACGGCGACATCCACCAAGGCCGTCGCCGCGGTCCTGAACGCCTACCAGATGCCCGCCGCGAAGGCGAAGCAGGTCTCGGACATCCTCTTCAAGACCGTCGACCGCGGCGTGATCTCGTTCGAGTCGCTGGCCCAGAACGTGGGCGACGTGCTGCCGTTCGCGACCGCGCTCGGGGTCAACCTCCAGCAGGTCGGCGCCGCCACGGCCACGATGACGAAGGCGGGCGTCTCCGGCCCGGAGACGATGACGCGGATCAAGGGCGCGATGGTCGCCCTGATCAAGCCGTCGAAGGACCTGAGCGCCGTCTACAAGGATCTCGGCGTCACCTCCGGGCAGGAGCTGATCCGCAAGACGGGCTCGTTCCAGGGCGCGCTGCAGGCGCTCTCGCGCGCGGTCGGCGGCAACAAGGAGAAGCTCGCCGACCTGTTCCCGGACATCCGCGGCCTCGGCGGCGCCCTGCTCCTGACCGGGAGGAACGCGAAGAGTGCCACCGCCGACCTGGAGGGGATGAACAAGTCCTCGGGTGCCACGAGCAAGGCGCTCTCACAGCAGTCGAAGTCGGTCGCCTACCAGTGGAACAAGCTGAAGGCCGAGGCCTCGGCGCTTGCGATCACGGTCGGCTCGGATCTCGTGCCGAGCACCCGCGCGGCGCTCAAGAGCATCACGGACTTCATCCGCGGCATGCAGTCGGGCAAGGGCGCCGGCGGCGACTTCAGGCAGGTGCTCGAAGACACGGCCGCGGTGATGAAGGCGCTCTGGCCGGTCGTCCGTAGCGGTGCGATCGTGGTCGCGAAGCTGGTCGGGAACCAGATCGCACTCGCGAAGGCGCTCGCGCGCGTCTACTCGGTGATCGCCGACAAGGTGCTCGGGGCGTTCTCGTCGATGCTGCGCGGGATCGCCGACCTCGCGCGCCTGGCGGGCAAGATCCCCGGCGTCGGCGGCAAGTTCCGCGGCCTCGCCGACGACGCGGACTCGGCGGCCGACAAGATCGACGGCGTCCGCGAATCGCTGCGCGGGGTGAAGTCGAAGACCGTCACGCTGAAGGTGAAGCTCGCCGAGCAGGTGTTCGACTTCTCGAAGGGGCCGACCGCCGGCCTGCCGGACATCGGCAACACGCCGCTCCCGAAGCCGAAGCCGCGCCCGCGCCGCAAGGAGCCGCCGATCGCCTCGGGCGCGCGCGCGCCTGACCTGATCGGCGCACTCAAGCGCCCCACCGCGCGCGCCGCCGGCGAGGCGGGCGGGGCCGAGCTCGGCTCGCTGCAGTCGGCGCTCGCATGGGTCAAGGCCAACTACCCCGGCTCCTACGAGGCGATGATCGAGGACGCGGGCGGCTCGAACCAGCACCTCCACATCGCCGACCCCCGGGCCGTCGAGATCGGCCGCAAGCTCCAGTCGATGGGCTTCGGCGTCGGCGAGAACCCCGCCTTCGGCGGCGTCGGCCGCGTTCACGCGCCGAACTCCTGGCACTACAAGGGCCAGGCGATCGACGTGAACGCCGACTACCGCTCGCTGCGCGCGGGCGGGGCGGCTGGCGGCGGTGGCGCGAGCGGCCCCTCCGGGGACCGGATACAGCGCCGGTTCTGCGGCGTGTC